GGTACGGTATTCCGACGTATTAACACGGCACTCTCTAAGCAGATTCGTGAGACAAACGACGGTGATTTGCGCAGCGCACTACGCGGTTTGCAGGACGATCTTCTTGAGGAACGGGCTAAATACATGAGCCAGTCCGATCTGGACGCATACAACGAAGTGCGCCGTCAATATGCGATCGGCAGCATGCTTGAGCCTCTCGTCGTTAAGTCTCCGACAGGGGATATTTCTCCGGCTGCACTGCTTGGCGTGGTAGCAAAAAATGCGGCGGGTAGATCGGCTATGGCCCGAGGTACCGCCGGTCAGATGGGGATACTGGCAGACATTGGGCAGAGATTTCTGAAGGAGCGTCCATCTAGCGGAACGGCAGAGCGAGCACTCATGCAAAACTTGCTTAAACATCCGTTGGGGACCATGGCAGCCGGCGGTACGGCTGCCGTCACGGCTCCTGCTGCTGCGGCATATAACCGTCTCGGTCCTCGGGTAACTGATCTTCTTATCGAACGCCCCCCGCAATGAGAATCCTCGCGATCGATGTCGGCTCGAACTGTCTCGACTGGTTGATGCGTTGCCAGGAATGGGGACATCAGGTTCTCTGGTACGACAAACCGCGCCCTGACGGGAGTGATCGTCACGCGGGCGAAGGGATCGTGAAAAAGATCCGCGACTACGACGAGTTGCGCCGGAAATGGCTGGGCTGGGCTGACCTGATCTACACGCCGGACAACGTGAGCTACCTCGAGATGCTCGAGCCGTACCGGAGAATCGGATATCCGATCTACGGGTGCAATCTGGCAGCGGTCGAGTGGGAACTGGATCGTGAAGTCGGGCAGAAGGTGATGGAAGAATGCGGGATGCGTATCATCCCGGGCAAAACGTTCCACGATTACGAGTCAGCGATCGCCTACGTTAAGAAGGAGGGTAAGGCGTTCGTGTCGAAGCCGTCGGGAGACGGTGAGCGAGCAATGTCCTACGTCGCCGACAGTGCGGCCGACATGGTCTACATGCTCGGCCGATGGAACAAGATCGACAAATACCGCTCCGCCGCGCGCAAGGACGGTTTTATCCTGCAGGAAAAGATCAGCGGAATCGAGATGGCTGTGGGTGGGTTCTTCGGTCCGGACGGCTGGTCGAAGGGCTGGGTCGAGAACTGGGAAAACAAGAAACTGATGAACGGTGATCTCGGCGTGAACACCGGCGAGATGGGCACTACTGTACGGGTCGTTCGTCAGTCGAAGCTTGCCGATGAGGTTCTGAAACCGGCCACCGAGCACCTGAAACGAATCGGGTATGTCGGATACGTCGACGTCAATTGCATGATCCCGACAGACGGGAAGGGACCGTATCCGCTCGAATGGACGATGCGCGATGGATGGCCGATCCGTCACAACCTGACCGCACTTATAGAGGGCGATCCGGCTCAATGGATGGTCGACAAGATCCACGGAAAGGACACGCTGAAGATCCGCATGGACGAGGTGTGCATTTCCGTCCTGATGGCGTTGCCTGACTTCCCTTACTCGAAGATCACGAACAAGGAGCTCTGCGGGATCCCGATCTATGGCGCCGACGATATGGAGCACCTGCACTTCTCCGAGGTCATGATGGGTGTTGCGCCTCGAGAGGTGAACGGCAAGGTGGTAGACCTGCCGGGACCAGTGACGGCAGGTGACTACGTGCTGATCGCGACTGGTACCGGCGAGACCATCACCGGGGCTCGACGGTCGGCATACAGTGCAATCAAGAAGGTGAAGATCCCGAACAGCCCGTTCTATCGAACCGATATCGGTGTGGGGCGCCTGAAGAAGCAGCTCCCTGAGTTGCAGGCTATGGGATACGCGAAAGGGTTGAGTTACTGATGAAGATCATCGAATTCCCAAAGGACGCCAGCGCGGAGCAACTGGCCGAGAATTTCCTCGAATACACCAGAGAAGGAAATGTGAAGTGGGTCGTTATGGTCATCATGGAATCGGACGATACTCTTCGATATGAATGGAGCATGCTGCCGAACAATTTGGCGGCGATCGGTGCCGTGGAATTTCTCAAGCACCGCTTGATGGAGGAATAATCATGCCGATGAAGTCAAAGGCTCAGAACCGAGCGATGCATGCCGCGGCCGAAGGGCGTTCCAAGATTGGGATCCCGAAGAAGGTTGGAAAGGAGTTCGTGAAGGCCGAGCATGGAAAGTCCACGAAGGGACTTCCGGAACGTAAGCGGAGCAAGAAGTGAGGCGTTCCATGCGCGCCGGCCTGATTTCCGAGGAATCGGTCAAGATCGCACTGGCCGAAGCCAAGGGCGACATTTTCCTCGCTGCGTCGACGCTCGACTGCACTGCCCACGAACTGGACGGATATATCCGGGCCTCTGCCGAGCTTCAGGCTTTCGCCGCAGCAATCGAGAAGGTCAAGGTCGATCCGGCCTACTCTCGCATGAGCAGTGAACAGTTCGAAACCCGAGTGGCCGACCTTACCCGTGCGTACAAGGTGGTTGCCCTCGACGAACTCCATGATCTCGCGACGATGGATCACAAAGACAGCGCTGCGATGGCGAAGGTCAAGCTGCAGGCGGCGATCGCTCTGCGAGGGGGAGAGCATCGGTCAGTGGGGGATCGAGAGATAGATCTTGCCCTCTCGGAACTCAACCAGCTTTACCACCAGAACGCGCCGAGGATCAAGGAAATCCGCCAGACCGTCATCAAGCTTGAAGGTGGTCCGGCAGAGATTCAACAAGTGATCGAACTTCAGCAAGATCAGCAATAGCCTGAACTCGTTTCCGTTCGAGTACATCCCAGTTCGGCTCCTGATCGGGGTAGATGTGCCATTTGGTTAGGGAGATATGGCCAAGCCGGGCCATTTCCTTGATGGCCGGACGATGCCCCTCTTGACGTACGGTCCGACGCGATTCAGTACGACCTTTGCCGATCCACTCCCATGCAGGAATCAGTCCCAAAGCCTCCGGCGCGAGACGAGGGCGCATTTCCCATTCTTCCTGCGGGTGAAAGCTTGCGCGCATGTACATGGCTTTCTGGATTGGAATACCAGTGCGTTCCTCAAGCTCTGCGTCAGTCAATCTGGCGTCTCGGCATACTTCCCACATCTCCCGAAGAGCTTCGACTGACGGCGTGCGAAGATCGATGCATTCCTCGTGGATACGCCACGTATGCGGGACTGGCAATACCGTGTATTCGGACGTGTTCACGTACGATTTCCTAACTCGATCCATCGCCAGGGGGCATTCGACGAATACGAGGACGTCGGCAGCGCCAGCCTGATCAGAGATCGTGTACCGATCCAACAGAATTCCGCCCCGTTCCCTCCAACGGGTGAGTTGCCCGGCAGACGACTTGTCCCATGAGGCCCACACATATATGGGCAGATCGGCGATCGCTTTGCTCTTGAAGTAGACCGGCTTGATAGTCGTGTAGCCGCGGTTCACGAGCACATGCGTGAATGCCTTGTGCGCCTTTCGGATCGAAGCTGCGACATTGCGCGTGGCGTACATCTTCATAGTTCAAAACCAATCAGTAAGTGTTTGATTTTATTAGTGTGAGATTGTGTGAATCAGTAGTCTTAAATAGATCGAGAAAATTTAGTATCTCAAGAAAAATCATGTGCTTATGATTGTTTGGAGATTATTCCTGTACGGGATATGGATATCAGATCGATGCCTTTCCTGATGGGCTTCCTAGGTCGTCGTCCAAAATTCGTCCAAAATTCTTCCAAAACTATGCGCCGTTCGAGATCTTGATTTCGGTCCATTCTTGTCCTCTTGAGTCTCGATAGACGGCTGTCATGGCAGCGGATTTGTGGCCTAGCAACGACTGCGCGAAATCCTTCCCGTACTGCTCCGAATAGAGGCGAGCAGCCAGCGACCGTAATTCGTGGAAGGTCGGAGGCGTCCGGTCTTTATCGGTAAAGATCTTCGCCGCATTCCTTGCAACCTTGAATGCTTGGCTAAGAGTTCCGGGGGCAACTGAGGATCCGGGTTTACCCTTGGATATAGCATGCGAGAAGTGGATCAGATGCTTCGATACAACCCTGTCTCGGCATCGCTTCACCACGTCGTCTAATGTCAGACCAGCTGCTGGCAGCGATAGGGTTAGAGGGATACATAGCTTCGGACGACTCGGGCCGCGCCCCTTCGTTTGCTCTACCCACAGGAACCCGTCGTGCACGTTATCGAACGTCATCCGGCAGATATCTTCCAGACGCTGCCCCGTGACCAACGCAAGTTCGATAGCGTTTGCTACCCACTGGCGGTGCTTGTGGCTTTTTGCCTCGGCTAGAATCGCCCGATATGTATCTAGGGTAAGTCGACTGCGCCTGACGACCGCCTTAGGCTTGTATGTCACCTCGACAGGATTCTTTCCGATCTCTATGGCGCCGCGCTCCATTGCTGAGCGGAGGACGTCGCGCAATCGAGATCGGATCTTGGCCGCCATAGGAGCGCCTCGCTTAGCCTCACAGCGCTCAATGAATGAAACGACATCCCGTGGAGAGATATGCACCAGGATCATCTGGCCGATCTCGTCGTCGCGTATTGCAGTGAGTTGAGACCGTATAGACTTCATCGAGTTGGGCTTGAGTCCAGACAATCCTTGCTCGTACACATCGCACCACTTCGACAGGAGATTGTCGCCTCCATCCATTCGAGCGAGTAGGGAAGTATCGCCGCGTCGACGTTCGATGTCGGCGTTCGCGGTCTTGGCCTGCGAGATCGCCGCCTCCTTGTTTCGTCCGAGGCCGAACGTCTCCTTCGTGATAGGGTTTCGGAACCAGTAGTAGCCGTCCTTCTTCTGATATAGATTGGGCGGCAACGTCCGGTTACGCGCGCTTCGTGGTCTGGCGGCCATGGATCATCCTGTTGATTCGGTCTGCGGTTTCATCCACGTACTCGGCTTCTGGCTGGCAGAAATATCCGCGTCCCACCTTCATAGGACGCGGAAGAATCTTCCCGGTATGTACCCACCGCATCAGTGTGTTTTGATGCGGTGCGTGATCCCCGAAGATCGCCGCAGCCCATTCCTTGATAGGTATCAGTTTGGCCGCCATCTCTCCACTCCTTCCAGCTGATATCTAGTATCCGTTGCAACGTTGATTCCACTCGCAGCCCCTCAGAACATCTGTCGCACGTTGCGGTCTCGAACTTTCTTGCAGATTTCGCACGTCG